AGCAGCCATGCAAGTGACCGGTGCCCTGGACCGCAACGTGTGCTTCACCACACACGAGAACGCACCAGACCGTGACGACGAGGGCCGTGTGCTGTCGATCACACTGGCACTGTCTGAGGGCACCGCTAACCAACTCGGGCTTCGGCTCAACGAGGTGTGGCACGTGCGTGACGATGGCAACAAGCGCATCATCGCTGTGCGTCCGTGCCGCATGCGTAAGCCGATGAAGACACGACTGTTCAACGCCACACAACCCGAGTTCGAGTGGCGCTACGATCCTAACACGAGGAAAGGAGACACAATCAGCGGATGGTTCACGACGTGGAAGGACGGGAAGGGCAACAAGTTACCACTGCCAAAATGACCGGTGGCCACACTGACCACCGGCAAGTTTGTCTGTCACATGCCACCCCAAGAACTTCCAATGGAGTCACGCCTGTATATAGGCAACAGCTTGGAGAGAGCAACCTCAATGTCTCACTCGACATCCATACTTGAGTTCTCACAGGACATCAGCGACGCACAACCACCACCGCCACTGCCAGTCGGTCCCTACCCAGCGGAGATTGTTGGTGTGCAGACGCGCGTATCAGCCACAACAGGCAACGAGTACGTGCAGGTGACGTTCCGTGTGAACTCAGACTCATACCCTGCCGACTTCACTGAGGGTGATCCCGACGGCACAGTGCTGATGTACAATCGTCTCACCACTGAAGACACGCCCACCATGCGTTACCGTTGGCGTAAGTTCCTTGAGAACGTCGGTGGTCCGCGTGGTCGCAAGCTGGACCTGGGTGCACTCGTGGGTCTGCGTGGCACCATCGACATTGCACATCAGGAGTATGAAGGCGAGCAGCGACCAACAATTGCACGCATTCTTGCGCCGTGATATGAATGAACGGTTGCATTCTGTGACTGCCCACTCTACAGTCAACACGTGTTGACTACCAACCAAGGGAGTATTCATGGCTCAACCAGCACTCAACCAAGCACCCGGCATGCCCGCACCTGACGCGTCAAGCAAGCCATCACGCGCACGCAGGCCACGCCGTCCGTCGCCGCCACGTCCTGCCTTCTTCATTGTGCAGGTCCTCGATGAGCAGGGACAGCCGATGGCATTCGACAAGAAGCGCATCAAGGTGGTGTCTGTCGAACGCAGTGCCGAGAAGGTGCTTGAGATCGTAGAGGGCGGTAACCAGCCGCACGTATTCTACCTGCGCGGCATTGTACCGGCAGGACGCGGCGGGTCATCGGTTGCGGCTACACAACCCCAGGCCGCGTAGAGCACTACGCACCCGTGTAGCGCAAGGGAGGCCGCACTCTAACAGGTGCGGCCTTTTCCTTATCCACTGACATCCTGCATTAGGAGAGCCACGGCATGGTAGACGTGATTGAGTGGGACGAAACCCAGACCAAGGCTATCGAAGCATGCTGTGACACGAGCAGACGTGTCGTAGCAGTGACAGGCAAGGCAGGTACAGGCAAGACACTGATGATGCGTGAGGTTGCACAGCGTCTACGTGACGCAGGCTACAGCGTGCAATCCAGTGCACCAACAGGCAAGGCAGCCAAGCGCATACGTGAGGCTACGCAGCTAGAGGCTGTCACCAACCACCGACTGCTTGGCTACGGCATGCCTGACGAGGTGGAGGTGGAGGACGAACTCACAGGCAACAAGAAGACAGTCCAGGTCAGCACCGGACCACGCTACAACCGCAGACGCCCACTGCACTACGACGTGCTGCTCACTGATGAGTACGCGATGGTGAACCAGGAGATACACGACAGCCTACTCGCTGCACTCAAGCCCGGCGCACGCATCTGCATGTTCGGTGACGCCAACCAGTTGAAGCCAATCGAGGAAGACCGTAGACTGGACCAGCTACCGAGTTCGTTCCAACGCATGCTAGAGAAGTTCGATGGAATTACACTCGACACGATCCACCGCCACGACGCTGGCTCGGGTATTGCGCGCAATGGTTCGCAGATACTGCTCGGCAGAATGCCACGTTCGACTGATGACTTCCACATGCGAACTACCGATCAGCCTGTCCGTGCAGTGCAGGAATTTGTCGAGTTGTCCCTTGCGCAAGGACACTCATACGCAGACGTTGATCATCAGATTATCACCTCCATGAACAAGTCATGGATCGGCACGCAACGCCTCAACCTCGTAGTGCAGGCCATGTTCTGGGACCGCACACGACCGTTCATCGAACTGCCACGCCACAGGTGGGTGCAGAAGGATGTCGGTCCCATCCGTGTGCAGGTTGGCAGCAAGGTAGTGTACACCGCCAACAGCTACGACCTCGATGGCACAGGTGAGGCATACGCATTCAACGGTGAACTCGGTGTCGTCCACAACATCAACTTCGAGGACGGCAGTGTAGAGATAGACTTTGGTGACCGAACGGTCGTGGTGCCACCACTGGTCATCATCGTACGTGAGAACGGCACCGTCGTGGAGCAAGACCCAAGGAGGAACATCGACCATGCCTACGTCCTGACAACACACAAGTGCCAAGGCTCAGAGTTCCAGCACGTGTGCTACGTAATGAACAAGTCCACTCTGTGGTCGCAGTCACGCCGCAACTTCTACACAGCCATCACACGTGCCAGACAGCAGTGCACGGTGTTCGCAGACATGCAGAGCATTGCCAAGTCAACCAAGTTCCCAGGCTAACCAATGGAGTGACACATGGCTTTCGTCAAGATCAGCAAGAGTGCAGTAGGACCACGCAACCTATCAGTGGCCGAGTTACGTATGGGTTCGCACCTCCATACCGGACAGGAGACAGGAATACCACGAGGCATCTACATCTCCATGACACCATCGCTGGTCAGACAGGTGGGTTGGGCTGTAGAGGAAGTAGCATCTCAACGAACGAACAAGACCGGAGAGACATACGTTCGTGCCATATGCAGGATCACCATCCATGAAGGTATAGGTGAGGATCGTGGCTTCCTCATGCTCGTGGAAGACAAGAATGGCTACAGCCTCGGCACATCACGAGGCGTGAACACCTCATACAATACCAACATCGCTGCACAAGCACTCAGTCACTACGTGCTGAACGAGGTGCCAGTCCCTCCTGCCCTGGTGCAGTTCACTGTGGATGAGAAAGAGAAGACTATCCTTGTAGAGTGTCCAGACTGGTTACGCTACAACCCTCTTAGTGTCCCCGCCAGTGACACCGCCGACACCGGCACCAACAAGGGGAAGGCGGTTGCGTCGCATGGACAAGAGGTAGTCGTTGACCTGCCGGGTCGCATACCAACCAACCGCAAGGAGCGGCGACAATCAGGTGCAGTCATAGCACGCGCCTTACACAGGTAACTCATGCCCACCTCACCACGTGTGGGGTGGGCATTCTCATTAGGGACACACACACACTCATGATGGACCCATACCAGAACATCGCACATGCCAACGCTGAACTGAAGGCAGCAGTGGAAGCAGCAGGCTTGGAGTTCAACTGCGGTGCAGGTGGCAGCGTCAACAGCACCATCGCTGTCGTAGCCGAGGCACCCGGTGAACGTGAAGTGCAGCAGCGCATGCCACTCATCGGCGGCTCAGGCAAGTACCTGTGGGACATGCTACGCAAGGACAAGCTCACACGCAACGACGTGTACATCACCAACGTCGTCAAGCGCAAGCTGGTGTCAGCGGCTGAGAGCTACGACGTGATGCCACAGCAGAAGAAGATTACACTCAGCAAGCAGGAGCTTGAGCACTGGCGTCACATCTTGCAGGAGGAACTGGAACGCCTACCGCATGTCGAGTACGTGGTAGCACTCGGCAACTACGCACTCGAAGCACTCACCTCCTACAGCGGCATCACACAGGTGCGTGGTTCGGTCATCCCCATCATGCTCGGTGACAGGCGCGTGCAAGTCCTGGCCACGTTCAACCCAGCACACGTCATGCGTGAGCCGCGCATGGAGATCGTGTTCCGCATGGACCTCAACAAGCTGCAACGCTTACTCAAGGGGACGTTCAGTGTTCCACCTATCCGTGCACACATCAATCCCACCTACACCGAGGCGGTCGATTTCATACGGTATGCACGCACGCTCACTACGCCGCTTGCCTATGACATTGAGACGATGGCTGGTGAGACAGCATGTGTTGGCTTTGCACCGACCAACGACACAGGCATCTGTATCAACTTTCGTTCACAAGGACAAAACCATTACACGCTGGACGAGGAACGCCATATCCGTCTCGAACTACAAGCACTTCTATCGAACCCTGCGGTGCGGCTCGTTGCCCAAAATGGTCACTACGATGCAACGTGGCTCTGGTTCAAAGACCGCATACGTATTCACGCACATTGGTTCGACACGATGCTCGCACATCATTTCCTATACCCAGGACTGCCGCATGATCTGGGTTTCATCACTGCCCAGTACACGGACCATCCGTACTACAAGGACGACGGCAAGCTGTGGCGCGAGGAGGGAGACATCAACGCCTTCTGGGAGTACAACGTAAAGGACTGCTGCATCACACGCATGGCAATGGAGTGCATGCTCAATGAGTTGCAGCAGGCTGGCATGGATGAGCGGTTCTTCAACCACATCATGCGTCTGCAACCTGAACTGATCGAGATGTCGGTCAACGGAGTGTCAGTCGATGCAAGACTCAAGTCCTCGTTCGCCGATGAACTCGGACGAAGCCTGGAAGCTGCAAGAGAGCTATGCCAAGTCAAGGCTCGTGTGGCAACTGGCGTTGCTGATTACAACTTCAATCCAAGAAGCAACCAGCAACTCGCTAAGCTCCTCTTTGACGACCTACAGTTGGTCGGCAGAGGAAGAAGCACTGATAAGGAGAATCGTGATCGTATTAGACTCCATCCACGGACTAACCCAGCAGCTAGAGACCTTATCAACGCCGTTGATCGATACATACAAGAGGCCAAGTTTGTATCCACATACGTCAGCGCCGAACCCGACAGCGACGGACGGTGGCGATGCTCCTACAAGCAAACCGGCGTCGCCTCCGCTCCCGGACGCTTGAGTAGCTCACAGACGCATTGGGGAACTGGCCTCAACATGCAGAACATACCCGAGAACGCCAAGGGCATGTTCGTAGCACCCGAGGGCTGGGAGCTCAGCTACTTCGACATGTCACAGATCGAGGCTCGCATAGTTGCGATCCTGGCTAACATCCCTGTGTGGAAGCAGCAGTTTGAGAACGCACGCTTGCATCCTGGGACGTATGATGCGCATTGTGCACTAGCCAGTGACATGTTCAGGGTAGCCTATGAGCAAGTACCACGACGCGATAGGGACGAGGAAGGACGCCCGACCATCCGATACGTTGCCAAGCGGTGTCGTCACGGACTCAACTACCGCATGGGACCAGACAAGCTTGCCACAGTCACAGGCTTGTCACACGTGGAAGCCGAGCAAGCCTACCGTCTCTATCACATGGCGTCTCCACAGGTCACCATGTGGTGGGATGACTTGGTTGCACTCGTCCGCAGGGACCGTGCTATTACAACTGCCCTCGGACGACGATGGATGCTACTGGAACGCTGGGATGACGCAGCCCTAGACGCCATCGTTGCCTTCGAGCCGCAGTCGATCAACGGTGACTGGACCTCATCGGTCATCTATAAGTGTCACGACGACCCCGACTGGCCTCCCACTGCACGGATCGTCATCAACGTCCACGATGCACTGATTGCATTGAACCGACACGAGGATGGGCCTACTGTGCGGTCCATCATGAAGCACCATGCAGAGCAGCCCATCTGGATCAACTCGGTGAGCAACCGGCTCGCTGGGATCGACGCACCGGAGCCACTGATCGTGCCTGCTGAACTCGGTGTGTCACAGCCAGGACCAGACGGTGTGCATCGCTGGTCTACGATAGCCAAAGTATGACCCTACAGGAGCGGATAGACTTCTACGTGGATACAACAGGTTTCCCTCGCAGCCTATTCATCGGAGAGGACAACCGCATCGTTGGCACGTGGATCATGGGCAACGACTACCGTGTGAAGTCTGAATACTACGGAGGATACCCAGCAGGATACTTGCGGCGTATACGTGCACTGTTCCCAGACAAAAAGCGTGTGCTGCACCTGTTCAGTGGTAAGGTAGACTTAGACGCAATGCCTGGGGACACAGTGGACATCAACCCAGACATGAACCCAACATACGTGTGTGACGCAGAAGAACTTATCCTGATTCCACTACAGGACTACGACCTCGTGTTGGCTGATCCACCATACTCAGTCGAGGATGCAGACCGCTACGAGACAACTATGGTCAAACGCAACTTAGTCATGCATGCATTACAACGACTACAACCAGACACACATGTCGTGTGGTTGGATCAGGTGCTGCCGATGTATCGCAAAGACGCATTCACAATAGAAGCTGTGATAGGCATGGTTAAGTCAACCAATCACAGATTCCGTGTTGTGACAATCCTCAAGAGGGTATAACATGAAGCGCAGCATCAGGAAGCGTAGCACATGGCGTCGAAAGTTTAGGCGGTTGAACCGTCACATGGAACGGGCGTGGCGCCGTGGAGAAATCAGCTTCTCTACATTCGATTGGCATCTGCGAACCTTCTGTGGAGTATGACTGACTACTACAAGCTGGTGCCCCGTGAGTCATTCATGGGGCGCTACCTGCGCTTCATGTCCACACAGGAGACAGCACACGCCTTCGACTGGTGGTGTGGCATGTGGCTGATCAGCGTAGCATGCGGACGGCGTGTGGTAGTGGCACGACCACGCGCACCCGTGTACATGAACTTCTTCACCATCCTCGTTGGCGACAGTGGCATCGCACGCAAGTCAACCAGCGTCACCACAGCAGGCAGGATGGCACGTGAACTGCTCACCACCGACGACAGCATGGGCTACGTCGATGCCAAGATGACAGGAGAGAAGCTTGACGAACTCTTGCACACACGAACATCAGCCTACGGGGCTGGCCAGCTTTGCATTGCCATCTCCGAACTTGCTGTGTTCCTTGGCACAGAGCGTTACGTCGCTAACATGCCGACACTGCTCACTGACCTATACGATTGTCCTGCCTATCGCCACGGAGGAGGAACTATTGCGCGCGGCGAGTGCATACAACAAAACGTCTACGTCACCTTCCTGTCTGCTTCAACACCTATCTGGCTACTCAAGACTGTCAATCCCAATGTCGTAGAGGGTGGCTTCGCGTCACGCTGCATGTTCATCATCTCCAACAAGCCCAAGGCCAAGATCGCATGGCCAGAGTCGTCAACACGTGTTGACATGGAATGGGCAGACATGCTCCAAGACCTGCAACACATCCGTGCACAGGCCGCATCACAGCCTGAGATCACCATGTCAGCAGACGCACTCACCACCTTCACTGACTGGTACAACGCACGCGAGCCGTCCTTTGACACGTTCAAGCAGGCGTTCGAGTCACGCGAGGACGCACACGTGTTACGTGTCGCAGCATGCCTGTGCATCAACGACCAGACATGGCAGATCGGCACAACACACGTTACCGACGCGATCAACTTGGTGTCTGAGATAAAGGGCGACAGCGTTAACATCTTCGAGAGCGCCGAGCAGAAGAGCAAGTATGCGACGGCCCTCGACAACATCCGGTCCTACCTGATTGCGGCTGGGAGTGACCCGGTGCCACGGCATCAACTGTTCCAACGTTGCCGCTACGTAATACCCAGTGACAGTTTCCTCACCCTACTCGACATCCTGCACGAGGTCGGTGCGATACAGAGATACACACTGAAGCATGATGGGGCTGGGCGGCCTACGGACTTCATTCGAGGGACGCGTCTGCTGCTGAGTGCGAACCTGGGGCAGACTGTGTTGGAGCGCATCTGAAACAGTATAAGAAACTCTTATGGATAGTTCCCTGTACAGACACTTGACGACGCTGTAGGGTGGTGGGTGGGATGCGATAAAAGATCATGGACCCATAGGGGCTATGATCGTCTTGGTGACAATGGGTGGGGAGCCGAGGCGAGACACACATTGGCACCACATAGTGGTTATGTACTTGTTGTACGTGGCTTTCATTGCGTGATCGGAGGGAACTGGTCCATCCCTCCATGCCAGTCTACCTTCTTGCCTACATCTACGTAGCGACCGAACTTCTGAGAGTACTCGGCGTTTAGATCATCTATAAAACCGCCAGCAGTACGCCACACGTCTGCATACTTACGCGTCTGCTCGTTCATCCACTTGCGCTTCTCATCAGGTGGCAGTCCCTGTGCATTCACCTGCGCCATCTGCTTCTTAATTGCATCAGCCTCAGCTACCACCTTACTCTCAATGAATGAGTGCAACTGACCAGTGCGCTGATACAAGTCAGCCATCTGTGGATCAGTCGGCACCTTGTCCTCACCTGCACTCGGTGGTGTCGGCAAAGCAAACGCACGCGACCCACCAGTCGTGCCCTCCATCGCCACATCACTCCTCATACCTGCTGTCAACTTCATCGCTGCCATGCGTTGCTGGTTATACTCCACAATCGGTGGTGCCATTGAGCTACGCACCTCGTTCTCCCACAACAGCGTGTTGCCTTGCGGGTTCAGGTCCTTGGCCTGCTGCAACCAGTCATGACCAGCCATGCCCATTGCACGCCAGAAGTCACCCGTCTGCTTCCAGTAACCACCAGTGTTGTTCACTATGTCCATCATGCCACCGACCATGCCGAAGATGTTGCCCAACACATCGGTGAACTTCTTGCCTTCCACACTGTCGAACGTGCCGTCACCGCCTGGATGGTTGGGCGTCGTCGGTGCACTGCCTGTACCACGCATGAACGTGTCACTACCGAACGTGCCGTTGCGTATGGCGTCCATCACACGCGCCACGTCCACATGCAATTCCTTGCCTGTCAACGCGAACGCCGCATTCAGCAGTGGCCAGTCCAAGCCAACACCACGCTGTATGCCATGCTCCATCGACTCCATTGTGCTCACTGCTAGGTGCTCACGCATGTAGTCATGGATGAAGTCGCCCCACGCAGCCATCGTATCAGGCATGTGCTTGATCGCAGCGAGGTTCATGGCATTAGCGATCAGGTTCAGTGCCAGTCCGTACGCCCAACTGTCCTCCTGTGCCAGTGGTATCTTGATGTGTGCCTCAGGTGCGTGGCCGTTCCTGAACAGGATCACGTCGGACACACGCTGTGTCGTACTCAGCACCTTGTCCATATAATCTATAGCATCCTGCCTACCCAACCCAGTGAGCAGCGACAGCAGTGCCAGCGATCCGACAGACGACGCATACGCCAACGACGCAGCCACAGGTGCATCTACCAGTGCACGCACACGCCGCGTAGTGCCCTGCATGGCAATGTTGGAGTACGGCACCGCACCAGTGAAGCCCTGCACGTAGCGGTTACCACCACCCACACCAGGGTCACCTGTGAGTGCACGTGTGTCGTACGCTAGCAACTCAGGCTGTCCTTTGTACTGACCACGGTCTCGGTTCAGCCGTGCGAAGTAGTCGTGGCTAGCCTCACTCATGTTGGAGTAGAACTGCTCAAGTGCACTGCGTATCTTGACCACAGGCGGTCGTGCCCTACCTGCCCATGTGTTGGCCATGAACAAGTCAGGTACCAACTCGTTGAACACCGACCGGATGGGTGTGCCCTTACCAGCCGAATACGCAGGCAGTGGCACACGGAACATGTTAGCCTGTCCACCCATACCACTTGCACGCTTGAAGTGCATGAACGAGTCCATGTAGTAGCGTTCAAGCACACCCTGCATCTTGTCAGTCTGCATGTCACCAACAGTTGCACGCATGAACCGGTTCACCAGGTTGGGGCTGTCCTTACGCAGCATCTGCCCAACCAAGCCAGCGCCAGCCTCAACACGTCCCTTGCCATACGCATACGCCATGCCGCCGAGGTTAGTGGGATCGAACCCACGATACGAACCACCAAGCCTCTGTGCCACCAAGTCACCGAGGCCAATGACACTGCCCTTCGGCTTGTTGACGTTCATCGACAACGCAGTCCACAACGCAGGACGGAATGGGAAGATGCGACCAGTGGCTATCGACGCAACACCTGTTGTGGTGTGTGCGAACATCCTGCTTATCGCAGCCAACCCACCCAGTGTGGCACGCTGACGTGTCGTGTTCTGTCCCGTGTACGTCTCATACAGCAGTGGGTCGTGCACATGGATGGCCTTGATGCCGTTGTCACGGATGTACACGATAGGCTCACGTGACGTGTGCACATCCTCAGGTAGGATGCCGTACTGCGGTTGGTTGGGCGTCATCTTGCGTGTCTGGTAGCGTGGCACATCAGGTGACGACGCCATCAGTGACTCGACGTGGTTGTACAGGTCCTTGTTGAATTGGTTGACACGGAACTCACGGAACGCCTGCTCCACATGCTGTGCCTGTGAGTGGTATGGCGTGGTGAATGCCTTGTCGATGCCAGTGTATGGCTGCATCTGCCGTGCACGGAACGTCCCGAGTATGCGACCACGCGGGTCCACATCGAACACGACTTCGGGACGGCGCTTCAGCATGTCGTTCACCTCACCTTGTGTGAAGTGCCCGTACTGCAAGCCCATCTGTGGTATCTCACGGTTGATCGTGTCGTACTTCTCAATCAACTGCATCAACACAGGGTCACTGGTGGCACGCTGCTCAATCGTGGTCAGGTCTGCCATCGTCTTGTCTTTGAAGTCCAGTGGCAGCGGGTTGCCGTAGTCGATCTGGTTGTTGATGCGGTTGCGCTTCTCGTTACGTGCAATCAGTGCCTCACGTAGCGTGAACTCCTTATCATTGGGCAGCGCGGCAACCTCTCGGTAGAACGGCGCAGGTGCATGCGTCATCTGGAAGTTGATGTGGTCGTCGAAGCCTGTCTCCATGAACTCACGTGCAGTGGCCTGATGCATGGCGTCGTTACGCACCACACCGTAGCGCCTACTCAGCAGGTCCACACTGCTTGGTGTCTGTGCAGTGATGCTCATGAACTCACGTGACTTGGCCGTGTGATCCAGGAGCGTGTCCTGCACTGCTGTCACCGCAGTACGCAGTGGGTTGGCAGTGGGATGTGGTGGCTCAGGCAGGCCCTCGTGTGGATCAACCGACAACGAGCGGCCTTGTGCAATCAACTCGTTGTTGAACTTCTGTGCACGTGCCACGAACTCAGGGTCCTGCAACCTACGCAGTCGTGCAGCAGCCGTTGTCTCAGCACCCAGGCCGTGGAATACACGTGCTGCACCAAGTCCTGCAACACCAAGCAGTCCGACAACCAGTGCATCACCAGTCGTCATCGGGTGGTAACCGCCGCCCTCTTGGAACGTCGGTGCAACCTGTGTGCCCAACACTTCATCGAGTGTCGGCACACCACCACTCGGTGTAGCAGGTGTGGTACCGAGTATCTGGTCGAGCGTCTGGACCTTGGATGTATCAACACGTGTTGAGGGTGTTTGCGTAGTGGAGCCTAGGATTTCGTCGAGTGTCTTGACTTGTGCAGGGGCTTGCGTTGGTGCAGGTGCAGCAGTGGTAGTAGGCGTAGCCGGTGTAGCGTTCAGAGCGCTCGCCTCCGGCGGCGCGGTCTGTGCAGTGTCCTCTGTAGCCAGTGCATCACGTGCCTGCTGCACAGTCAGGCCACTGTCCT